AAGGCGATCATGAAGCGCTTCGCCGACGCGGCCCAGCCGCTGCCCGGCGCGCCCGCCGACATCGCGGCGCTGATGGCCAAGGGCTATTCGCGCGAGAAGGCCGTGCAGACCGCCATCGACGCCTGGGCGCTCTATCTCGACTATTCCGTGCAGGACACGGAATTGATGCGCGACGTGTGGAAGTGCACGCGGCCCTTGGATGCGCAGGAGTGGGCGGAATACTGGGTTTCCGAGAAGATCAACGATCGCGGCATGCTCGCCGATCTCGACGTGTGCGCCGGCGCTATGGCGTACCGTGAGGAAGAAGCCGAGCATGTCATTGAACAGGTGAAACAGATTACTAAGGGCGCCATTGCGGGCCCGACCTTTACCGCGCAAATCAACGCGTGGTTGTACGAACGCCTGCCGGATGACCTCCGCGAATTCATGGTCAAGGCCCGCGATGAAGAAACCGGCGAAGCCACCCGCCTGACCGGCGCCAAAGACGTAATGACCCGCCTGCTCGAGGAAATCGAAACCAGTGAATCGCCACCCGCCGACGACGTCATCGATCTGGTAGAGGTCTTGCAATTCGGTCGCGCGTCATCGGCGGTAAAGTTCGAGAAGATTTTCAATCAAGCCGTGGTCGAGGATAAACCCGGCGCGAATCGGCACGTTGGTCGGCTATGCGGGTCGTATGTGTTCAACGGCGCCGGGCAGACGGGACGGTACTCGAGCCGGGGGGTGCAGGTCCACAATTTGCCGCGGTCATTCCTGCCGAATGAACTCGACGTGCTGGACATGATCTCAGCCAGGGTGCCCATCGCCGAGCTGCGTAAGGTCGGGCCGATCCCGTCGACCTTGTCAAAGCTGATCCGCCCGACTTTTATTGCGCCAGAAGGAAAACTGCTGGTGTGGGGGGACTGGGCGGCGATCGAGGCGCGGGTCAACCCATGGTTGGCGGATTCGCGCGATGCTGAAGAGGCGGTTCTCACGCCGTACCGAAATGGTGACGATCTTTACATCCTGAACGCCGAACCGATTTTCAACATCCCCGCCGACGTTATCCGCGAGCGCTATGAGAACGGTGATCCGGAAGCCAAGGGAATGCGGCAGGCTTCGAAAATTGCGTCGCTCGCTCTGGCGTTTTTAGGCTCGGTCGGCGCGCTGCGCACGATGGCGCGCGGCTATGGTATGCGCCTGTCAAATGAAGACGCCAAGATCATTGTTGACGGCTGGCGGGCGCGTAACGGTTGGGCCCGCCGTTTCGGCGATAAGGCTGAGCGCGCGGCATTCGACGCCATGCGTCATCCGGGGTCGATCTACAAAGCCGGCCGCCTACAGTACCAATTTTTGCCGGGGCTAATGGGCGGCACGTTGCTGTGCTACCTGCCTGACGGTCGCCCGATCACCTACCCTAAAGCCAAGATCGTCAAGCAGGAGAAATTTGGCAAGGAGCAGGATACGATCACGTACCTGCACGGTATGGGCCGCCGGTCGCTTTGGAACGGGCTTCAGATCCAAGGAGGCACGCAAGCCACCGCCGCGTCGATTCTGCGCTCAACTCTCGCTCGGCTAGATGTTGAGGAGAAAGAGGCCCAGATCGTCCTCCACACACATGATGAAGTAGGTGGTGAGGTCGACGAGACTAGCGCTGGGGCCTTTGCAGAACGCCTGCACGAAACTATGACTAGGGGCTGGGATTGGACCGAAGGACTGCCTCTGGCGGCCGAAGTCTCGACCTCCTGGTACTACACCAAAGCAGCCTAGACGACTCCGGCCCGCGCGGGCCGCACCTGAAAGGAACCGCCTATGACCATCGAACTGATCGAGGGCGATTGTCTGGAGATCATGCGCGAGTTGCCAGACGCCAGTATCGACATGGTGCTTTGCGATCTTCCCTACGGCACGACTGCGTGCGCGTGGGATTCAATAGTCCCGCTTGAAGAGATGTGGACCGCGTATAAACGCTTGGTCCGATCTGGCGGAGCTATCGTTCTAACTGCCGCGCAGCCATTCACAACCGCTTTGATCGCGTCCAACTATCGGATGTTTAAGTACGTGTGGGTGTGGGACAAAGTTCTACCGCGCGGGCATCTTAACGCTAAGAAACAGCCGCTTCGCGTGCATGAAGACGTGGTGGTGTTTTGTGACGGGCCTACTGCTTACCACCCTCAAATGACCCTCGGGCATAAACGAAAGATAGCGCATACCCGATATACCAAAGGCGGCGACGGGTCTCAGGTGTACGGTAAGGAAGAGCGCGATACGCATTACGATAGCGATGAACGGTACCCGACTTCTATTTTGTCGCTATCTACCGCTAACCAGCGCGGCAAGGTCCACCCCACCCAAAAGCCAGTCGAGTTGTTCGAGTACTTGGTTCGCACGTACACCAACGAAGGCGACACGGTGCTTGATAACACGATGGGCTCGGGCACAACCGGCGTCGCCTGCGCGAACACCGGGCGAAACTTCATCGGCATCGAGAAAGACGCAGGCTACTTCGACATCGCGTGCAAGCGCCTTGGTCTGGCCGATGAACCTGCGATGCAGGCCGCCGAATGAGACTCGTAATTGTTGAGAGTCCTTTCGCCGGGGACGTAGAGGCTAATATCCGGTACGCCCGACGCTGCGTTCGAGATAGTTTGTTACGAGGTGAAGCACCTATAGCCAGCCACCTTCTCTATACGCAGAACGGAATTTTGAACGACGATATTCCTGAAGAACGGAAGCACGGTATTGACGCCGGTTTAGCTTGGCGGGCCGTCGCACAGGCGATCGTTGTCTATACCGACCGAGGAATTTCGACCGGCATGAAGTACGGTATCGCGGCGACTGAAGCGGCAAACATTCCTGTCGAGTATCGGAGCATCGGAGAATGACCGACTTCGACGCCCGCAAGGACCGAACAGCCTTACGGCTGAAGCTCTACGAGAACGGCTTCACGCCTCTCGCTAACAAGTCCAAGATGTGCCTGATCAAGGGCTGGTCCACGCTCGAGGTCACGCCCGAACTGATCCAGTCGAAAGCATGGGCGCGCTCCAAATTCTTCCTCGACACCGGCATCCGCTGCGGGGATGTCATCGCCCTTGACTGGGATATCGACGACAAGGATTTGCTCAACGATCTGCTCGACGCCGTCGTCGCCGAAGGGCTCGTCGCCGAGTCGCCCTTCGTCCGCGTCGGCATGCCGCCGCGCGAATTGTGGGTCTACCGCACGGCGGAAAAGATCGGCAAGCGCACGACAGGGCATTTCATGCCGCCCGGCGCCGCCGAGGACCACAAGGGCTTCGCTGTCGAGATCCTTGGCACCGGCTGCCAGTTCGCCGCCTACGGCCAGCGCGACGACACCACCGACTACACCTGGCCCGTCAAAAGCCTCGTTGACGTCCAATATATGGACCTGCCGGTTTTGACGAAAGCGCAGGCTGACACACTCAAGGACTTTTGCGTCGCGTTCTTTGACGCCAAAAAGCTCGAGCGGCGCAGCCCCGGCGGCGGTACGGACGCCGGCTACACCCACGCCTACGACCTGACGCCCGACATGGTCTTCGACGTCCAAGACATGGGCGAGATGACCGTCACCGAGATCGCCGAGGCGCTGCACCACGCCCCACCAGAGGAAGTGTTGCGTTGCACGGTCGAAACGCTTCGCCCGACCGGCGGCAGCTGGGCTGGCATGATCAGCCTTGTCGGCGACAGCGTCTGCCTGTCCGACCACGGCACCTACACCTCACATTTCATGGAAGGAGAAGACGGTGTTGCCGCGACCGCCAAGCTGGGCGCGCTGCTCGCCGAACGATTTCCGGCCGTGACGGCGCCTGATCCGGCTCTCACCGATCTGCGTATGGACCCGCTCTGGCCGCTCGACACCAATCTCGCCATCGCGCTGCAGCGCTACGTGTATGTCGAGAACGACAGCCTTGTCTGCGATCTCGGCCAGCCTTTCCTGACGCAGAAGATGGCGGCGCTGCACGACACGCTCGCGCCGTTCCGCGAGGTCAAGCAGGGCCCCAAGGGCGGCGATGTGGTGACGCGCCTGTCGGACCTTTGGCGCGAACATCACCGGCGCCTGACTGCCGCGACGATGCAGATGCGCCCCGACCGGCCGGGCCCGCTCTACACCGAGAACGGCGTGCTGCACGTCAATACCTATCGGCCGATGGACTACGCCACGACCGGCGATGCCAGCGGCGGCATGATGATGATCGCCAACCTCCTGCCGATCGACGAGGAACGGAAGTTCTTCCTGCAATGGCTGTCCTACAAGGTCCAGCACCCCGAGGTTCCCGGCCCGGCCGTCATCATGGTGGCACGCGATTCCTATGGCACGGGCCGCGGCTCGCTCATTGCCCTGATGACCGATATCTTCGGCGAGGATTATGTTGCCCCCGTCGACTTCCCGACACTGGTTGGGCAGGGCACGCAGAGCCAGTACAATGAATGGCAGAGCAACAGCCTTCTGGTCGTCGTCGACGAAGCCAAGGAAGCCACCGGCGGACTCAGTTCATGGCAGGTCCGCGCCAATGCCTACGAGCATCTGAAGACCGTCGTCGACCCCGCGACGCGCAGCCTCCACATCAAGCGCAAAGGCGTCAAGAACACCCGCGAGCGCACCTACGCCTCGATCTTCATCGCCACCAACCACGCCGACGCCTTCGTCATCCCGGCCAATGACCGGCGCATTGCCGTGCTCGAGAACGGCCAGCCGATGCCCGCCGAATACTGGGCGGCGTTCCACGCCTGGCGGCGCGACAAGGCCAATATCGGCGCGTTCGTCGCTGCGCTCAAGCAGATCGACCTCAGCGCCTACAACCCCTACATCGCCCCGCCCATGACCGCCGCCAAGGCCGAGATGGTCGAGGCCGGTGCGTCGGATCTGGATCGCGCCTTCGCCGCGGCGCTGCACGGCGTGACCAATACGCTCGTCGTCAAGGAGCAGATCATCCTCAAGATCGAGGACTGGCTGGTCGAGAACACTGCCGAAGTGCCGGACGACTGGCAGCGCATGGTCGAGCGCCTGTTGCTGCGCAAATCGCGCATGGTGCCGAAAGGGCACCCGGACCGCGTCAAGATCGATGGGCGCACGCGCGCCCTGCGCGTTATCGGGCGTGTCGACACGGGCATTTTCAACACGCCCGAGACTGTGGTAGCAGAGGTGCTCAGGAACGGCCCGGTGTCGCGCCAGGTCGCATCATCCGGGAAGGTTGTGGCCTTCCCCCAGCGAGGATAGCACGATGGGCGTACTCACCCAGGAGACGATTGCCAAGATCGAGGAATGGGAGGGGGTCGTCCTCTACGCTTATGACGACGCCACCGGCAAAGCCGTCGAGCCCGGCGATAAAGTCCACGGCACGCTGACGATCGGCGTCGGCCATGTCGGACCGGATGTGAAGCCGGGCCTGACGATCACTCGCGCGCAGGCCGACGTGCTGTTGCAGCGCGATCTGCAGACGGCGGTGAACGCCGTCACCAGTCTCGTCAAGGTGCCGCTCAACGACCACCAGTTCGGCACGCTCGTCAGTTTCGCCTTCAACGCCGGTGTCGGCGCGCTGCGGTCGTCGACGCTGCTCAAGAAGCTCAACGCCGGCCAGTACGCCGCCGTTCCGGCCGAACTGATGAAGTGGACCAAGACGCATATCGGCGGCAAGCTTGTCAACTCACCGGGTCTGGTCAAGCGCCGCAGCAACGAAGCGGCGTACTGGTCGGCGGGCGGCGCGACGCCATCGATGTCGACGCGCATTGATCCGTCGCCGGCGCCCGCCGCCATGGAAGCGCAGCAGGGCGCTGTGCCGGTCAAGGACGCGCCGTCCTGGGTGACGCCCGAGGCGATCACCACGGCAACAGGCGCCGTGTCAGCGGCGGGCGCCGTAGCTTCCGGCAACGGTCCGGTGCAATACGCGCTGGCCGCCGTGCTGGTCATCGCCGTCGCCATTGGCATCTACTTCTTTGTCATCAAGCGCATGAGGCCGGTCTGATGTTCGAGATCCTCTGGCACTTCATCGACATCACCGTTCCGTGGTGGTTGAAGGGCCTGATCGCTGCGGTGCTCGTTGCCGTGCTGCTTGCCGTCTTCCGTGCCTATTGGCGCTACATCCTCGCCGGTGCGGCTGTCGTCGGTGGCGCGATCCTGCTCAACCGCGCCAAGCAGCAGGGCTACACTGACCGCCGCGCTGAGGAAGAAAAGGCGCTCGACAAGGCCGAGGAAATCCACGGCGAAATCGAAAAGAAGGTCGAGGCGCTGCCCGACACGCAACTCGATACCGAAACAGACCGTTGGAGTCGCAAATGAGACTGCTCGTCGCCCTCCTGTTCCTGCCTCTCGCGGCCTGCGCCACCTCACCGATTCCGCTTGGCCTGCCATGCTCCGTCGGGCCCGTTCTTTTGGATCATGGTGCTACTACGCGCTTGACGCGCAACGAGAAAGAACAGATCGTCACGCTCAACCGTACGGGCGAACGCCTGTGCGCGTGGAAGGCGCCCTGAGTGGCGCAGCGGGACATGTGGGGGTCTAAGTGCCAGTGACCGACGCTGCTTTCGAAGCCCTGCGTGACCGCGTGACCGTCGTTGAACGCCAGCAGGCGGTCAAATCCGCGACCGACGAGGCTATCGAAGCCCGGCTCACAAAGATCGAAGTGGTGCTTTCCCGACTGACGTGGCTTATGGTATCCGGGATAGGCGGCGCGGCCATCGCGTTTGTCGTCAGCGGAGGTTTAGCAGGTGTCCCCCACGGTTAGATTCGCGGTCCAGTTCACCTGGACATGGCCGGTGATGATCATCCTGTTGATCATCGCCATGATCCCCGTCTACGGCCCGCTGATGCCACCGATTGATGGCGCCCTCTGGCCGGTGACATCGAAGGTCACCTTTATCGAACAGCGCGCGACAGAAGGCGGCGTCATCATCCGCATGCGCTATGTCAAGAACCGTGATTGCGAGCTTGCCGGCCTTGCGCTCGACCGACACGGCGTCCCGATCGAGATGGACCCGGTCCAGAACTCGGAGAACCGGTTGACCACCCGCGGCACGGGTTTACAGGTCTCGCGCGAATGGTTCATTGCCGCCGACTCGCTCGATGACATGCGCCTGCGGTTCATCCATAGGTGCAACCCGTTGTGGCTGACCGTCACCGTCGCCTACCCGTGATGCGTGTGCTGCTGCTCGCGCTGGCCAGCATGGGGTTTGGCGTGGCGTTGACCCTGGCGCTGACCAAGCCGCCGGTGTTCCTTGCAATGATGCTGAAACTTTTGGCAGTGGTCCGACGAGCTTCTGGTCCTGGTTGAACCGCCCATCACCGAACCGCGACTCGTTTCAGGCATGGGCGGTCCGCATCGCCATGATCGCCGTCTTTGTCGCGATCTGGATGATCCTGCGGCGGCTATAGCCAGCCGCGGCCGCGCACAGCCTTATCGGCCGATGACAGAGCGTTCTGCCCGATCCCGCCCACAACCATCTCCGGCACCGTCTGCGACGCCGCCTCGATGCCGAGCAGGCGCGCCGTGGCTGGCAGCATGCCGCCGATCAGGAACGGCGCAGCGATTCCCGCCGCCTCGCCGACGCCGGCGGCGACAGGGTTCTGGTCGCGCTGCATCTGGTCGGTGAGTTTCACGTCATCGACTGGCCGCCCTTGTACGGCGGCCTTCAGATGTTCGAGGCCGTTGAGCATGGCCGGGCCCATGATCGGGACGCTGTCGACGCCGCTGGTGAAACCCGCGCTCAACTGGTCGGCGATATCGCTCCAGGCGTCGGCCATCTTGGCGTCGAACTGCTCGCGCGGCATGTCGCGGTAGAACTTGGCGTAGAGCGCGTCTGCCACGCCCTTGTCATCGAGGTGGCGCCATTCCGGGTACTGCTTGCGCAGATCGTCAGGCGTTGGGGCGCTCATCGAATGCCCATCGGGTCGGGACGTCCGCCGGGCGTCGTATTGGCGGCGAGCGCGCCACCGAGCGCCGAGCGCATGACCTGTTGCCGGAAAGCGTTGACGACCGGCTTGGCGTTCTTCGGCGTCAGCGTCTTGAGAAGGCGCTTGGCCAGATCCGGATCAAGTAATGCCTCATGGAACAGTTCATCGACGTGCTGCAAACCCTTGGCGCGCAAGGCGTTGACCGCTGCCGCACCGAGGAACGTCACGGCCCCCGCCAAGGGGCCGCCGAGCGCCGTCGGCAACGCGCTATGGATGGCCGAACGGACCGCGACATTCAGAAGAAGCGAGGTCGGCGACGACCGTGACTCGGCGCCGAGATGCAGGATGTCCTGGATCAGCAATGCTTCCTTGTTCGGCGCCGGGCGGGCCGAGCGCAACACTTCGGCGGCGCGCGCAGCCTCATCGCCGAGCGCCGCCATCTGCTTGATCTCGGGGTCGGTGAACCCAGCGGCCTTCAGCGTCTCGGTGTTGTCGCGGATGAATGTCGCCAGCCGGGCGCCATTGATCGTCTTGCCGCCAAGATCCTTGGCCTCTTCGACAGCCAGCCCTTCGATATGGTCGACGACGGCCCGGCGCAGGCCGTTCAGCGCGTCCGGGTCGCCGCGCAGGGAACGGCGCAGCTTCTGCATCTGGGTGACGCCGTCGGCGCGCTTGAAGATCGCGCCGATGCGCGTCGTCAGTTCGGCGGGGTCGCTGACGCCGGCCAGCGACGCCGCAACGCTTTTTTGCGAGGCGTCGACCTTGGCACGGCGCGCGGCGGCGACACGTGCGGCCGTCTCTGAGGCCGTCGTGGCGTTGGTCAGGCGCGCATCGAGCGCCGGAAAGGACCGCAGCGCCTCGCTATGGTCGCTGCGCCATTTGGTGATCTTCTTGGGGTCGAGCGTGCCGTCCGGGCGCGCCGCCGCCTCGACAACGCTGTCGATGGCGTGACCCTCGAGCACAGGCAGCGCGGCAGCGTCGCCGACGGCCGAACGGTAGTTCATGACGTTGACGCCGCCGGTCGGGCCCTTGGCGAAGACCTTGCCCGGAATCTGCTCGGCGCGCATCGTGTACGGCATCGTGTCGGACGGTCGCGCCAGCGCCTGTTTATGCAGGCCCGTGTCGAAGGTGTTGACGCGCTGGATCGTCACGTCATTGGCTCGCGCCAGCCGTTGCGCGGCTTCGGCATCAACCGGTGCGCCGAGTAGCTCGTCCGGCGTTACGGCTGGGGCGACAGGTTCGCGCGCCGGTACTCCTGCACCGCTCGGAGCTCCGGCAGGTTCGCCTCCGACCGTGCCCGCTGTTCCAGCACCGCCAGGACCTGCAGGCGCCGGGCCGGCGCGAACGCTTCCAGCTCCTTCGTCAAGAGTTCCAAAAGCCGCGGCGTGCCGATCGAGTTCGTCATTGATCTGCCTGATCTTTGCAACCCATGTGTCTTCCGGCGCGAGCGTGCCCGCCTTGACGGCGGCCGCCTGCTCCTTGGCCAGCGCCCGGATCGGGGCGTTGATGTCCTGCCGGATGGCGTTGTTGTACTGGCTCAGCTGCCGCCATGTGCCGGACTTCCCGGCCGCGCGGCGCTCTTCGCGCATGGCCGTCGTGATGCGTTCCTTGAGCGCCACAAGGTCGCTGAACGGCACCTGTTCCGGCAGGGCGCTGATCGCCTCGGTGATGGCCTTCGGCTCACCGGTGAGCGGCTTGGCCAGCACCGACGTTTCGCCGGTGACGTCGGCGTGCGTCTTGCCAAGATTGCGCGTCGTTGCCACGAGGGTCTTGTCAGGGTCGACGGCCTTATAGAGCGTGCTTTCGATGCGCCGCGTCGCGTCGCGCTGGTCCTGCAACAGATCGCGCATCTGCTCGCCGGCCGTCACATCGTCGACGCGCCCGGCGGACAGATCAGCGGCAATGCGCTGGCCGCGCGCCTGCGCGACGTCATCGATTTTGGTCAGGAGGTCATCAACGCGCTTGGCGTGCGCGTCGAGTGCCGGCACCATGTCGGCCGCCCCGCCCGTCGTCTGGATGCGCTTGAGCGCTGCGGCCTGTTCCTGCGCCTGCCGTGCCGCCAGATCCTCGAAGGGCTTGGCGTCGGTGCGCCGGGCCGCGGCCTGCATTGTCGCCGCGCCACGGTCGCCCGTGGCTTCGGCCAGCGTACGCGGCGCGCCGGAGGAAGTAGGCCCTGCGGCGTCAATCGCCGCGACGGTTTCTTCGGGCGTGGCGTCGAGCCCGGCGGCGAGGCGGCGCGCCGCGGTGCGCTCGACGCCAGCCGCGCCGCGCATCGGGTCGGTGAACTCCCCGACCTTCTGCGCCGCCGCGCCGAGCGTACGCCGGGTCGCGCCCTCGGCAAGCGCGCCAAACGTGCCGCCGACCAGCGAACCGAGAATGGCCGCCAGCGGGCGGTACTGCTCGGGAACATTGTCCTGGGCCACTTCGGCGGTTGCGCCAGCCGCTGCGCCGGTCAGGGCGTTGCGCGTCACGGCAGCGCCGGATTTGGCATCGCCGAGCATGGATTCGGCCAGCCGTGTCGCCTGTTCGCCGACAATGCCGAGCGACTTGAGTTTGGCCAGCAGCAGTTCCGGGGCGGCCGTATAGAGCGCGGCTTCCGTTCCCGCGCGCACGATCTTTTCGACCGGCGTCACGGCCTCGACCTTGGCGGGGTCGACAATGCCGATCTTCTCGCCCTGCTGCGCCAGCCAGCGGCTGCTGCCCACGGTATTGTCCGGAATCGCCGGGACGTTGAGCGCCTGCGCGCCCTGCTGCGTGGCCGAGATGATCGGCCCGATACCTGGGATATTGACGGCGGCGCGCGACACAGGATTGTCGGGCTGGGTCAATGTGTTGATGATCGTGCGCCCGATATCGACCGGTGCGCCGGCGACGCCATAGGCCACGTCCGTGGTCGCCGCAGCGACATTCGCGACGAGCCCGGCCCCTTCCGGCTTGGTAATCATCGCCTTGCGGCGCGCGATCTCGTCGGCGATCGTGCGCGCGTCATCCGCCGCGCCGGCCGCGTCAGCGTTCTTGAGCGCGTCGTAAAGCTGCTCGAGCGTGGCCACTTATTGCGCCTTGGTCCTGTACTTGTCGACGAGGCTGTCCATCGGGTCGACTTTCGGCGCGGACATGGCGTCTTCGAACGATGGCGGCAATGTCATCTGCGCCTCTTCGGCGCCGGGGATGCCCTTGTACTGCTGGTTGAATAGCTGAACACGCAGCGCTAGGGCGTCGTTCAACTCGTTGTAGATCACCTTGAGGTTTTCCTTGAGCTGTTCTTCGCTCTGGTTCGGGTCCAGATTGGCGATCTTGGTCTGCAGCAGTTCGAGGTCCTTGTCCGACACGTTACCGAGGGCGCCGCCGGTCTTGGAGGCGTCGCGCATGGCCTGCAACGCTTGCTGGGCCAAATCGGACTGGAGTGTCTTAACCAGCGCCCGCGCGTCCTGCGCCCACCCGCCACCGGGTAGCGCGCCGCTGATGGCGCCGACCATGCCGGTATTGGTCCAGTTGAGTTTCTCGTAGGCGCGCTTGATCGTGTCCATCGCCGTCGCCGACTGGCGCAGCGAGTTCTGGACAGTGAAGGCGTCCTGCGGCAACGCCTTGGTCTTATCGGCCAGGGTCTTCTGGTCGGCCTTCTTCTGGATCAGGTCGGTCGACGAATAGGGTGTGAACGACTGTGGGACCGACCCATCCGCGCGGGGGTTTGGCTCGTACTCGCCGGTCGTTATGTTGAAGCGCGCTGTGACCTCGTCGCCATTCTCGTCGAGCCCGGTGGTGACGGTCGTGGCGTACTTGTTCGGAGTGATCTTGCCGAGCGACGCTGCATAGCGCTCCAACTCGGGGCCGCTGAGCCCCTGCGCCTCGCCGACAGAGCGCCAGTACTCCGGCGTGTTCTGCTGGATGTCCTGCTCGAGCTTCTTTTTTTGCAGGTCGCGGTACGCCTGATCCTGGTCCTGCAATGCCTGCGCATGCTGGGTCGTCGCCAGATTGGTGAGGTCGCCGAGCAGCGCCCGATCGCGGCTGTCGATGCTGGTGAGTGCGTCGCCATACGATTTGACGCCCGCGTCAATGCCGAGTCCGACATTCTGGAGCGTATTCGAATGGCCGCCACTCAGCATGCCCGCACCGGCGGCGATCAGCGCCAGCGACGCGGCGCGCTTGCGCTCAGCGTCGGCGCTGGCCAACTGGTCCTGGTACTTCTGGGCGATGCTCGCCAGATCGACAATGCCGCCATCGGCGAAGCCCTGCGGCTGGTCCGGCGCGCTGGCCGCCGCAGCAATGCCGGCAGGCCCGGCCATGTCCGGCATGGCGCCCATCATCGGCGCCTGCGGCATGCCGGCCATGACGTCCTGCGCGACGGTGGTCTGCGGCCGGCGGCGCGCCATCTCACCCATGTATCGATCGCGCATGTCCTTGCGGCGGTTCATTTCGCTGAGTACGAGGAATGGCGGGACAGCGCCAGACGGCGCCGACACCTCGCGCTGAAGCATCTGGTCGTCGAGACCCTTGAGAACGTTCATCTGTTCGATGAGATTCATGCCGCGCCCCTAGCCGCCGAAAAGACCCGCCAGCCCGGCGATGCTCGTCCCCGCGCCGATCAGCTGCGACAACCAGTCCGGCGCCGGCTCGGTCGTGCTGGTCGTCGTGTTTGATTGCACCGGCGATCCGGCCAGCAACTGGCTGTAGAGCGACAATTGCTGCGTCGGGTAGGCGCGCTGGTCCTGGAAATCCTTGTAAGCCAGATCGAGGCCGGCCTGCTGGCGCTGCTGGATTTTCGACCCGACGCCGCTCAGCGCCTCGGCCTGCTGGTTGAGGATGTCGTTGCGCGTCTGGCCGAGCTGGCCGAGCGTCGAGGCGGCGCTGATACCGAGTTCGGCCGCGGCCCGACGATTGGTCTCGTCGTTCTGGAACAGCTGCGTTGCCGTGTTGAAGGCGTTGCTCAGGCCGGTGGCGTCGATACCCTGCAATTGCTGGTTGAGGTCGCGCTGGGCGAGGCTGTCGGCGACAAAGCGGCGGTCGCCACCAAACGCTCCGGCATTGACAGCATTGGCGTCACGCCCGGCCTGCTGCTCCTGGAACGCCTGCACCGCGCGCTGCTTCTGCACGTCGAGGACGTTCTTAATGTAGGGGTCCATATACGGCGTTAGATCGGTTCCGGGAATCTGGCTGGCCGTGTAGTTCGCCGCGCCGGTCGCGGCGTTGATGCCCGCGTCCAGCGCTGGCGCGCCGCCATTGGCGTTGGACCGGATCAGCCCGAACGCCGTATTAGTGTCGGGCGAAAAGTCGGCAAGACGCTGGCCGGAGTACGCCTGATAGGGCTCCTCGGTGACGTCCTTGGCCTTGGCGAGCATGTCCTTGGCATACGGGCTATACCATTCGGGCAGCGCGCTTGACGAACTCGTCGTTGTCGTGTCCCCGCTTTTGCTCATCGCTCGCCCTCTGCCGCGTTTGTTTCCAGTAGCACAACACCGCCAGTCCATCCAAGCGCCTTCAAGGGCTTGAGCCACCCGGCGCGGCCGTACATTTCGACCCCGTCCAGTCCGGCGTCGCGCGCGTAACCACGGAACACACGGTCCGCTTCACTCACCCAGCCATGCATCTCGGTTCCGCCGCACAGATCGATCGTCAGCAGAGCCCGGCGCGGGTAGCGCGCCTCGCGCGTCACGAACGCCGCGCGGATCGTCTTGTCTGCCGGGTAGGCCACCCAGAGGATGTAGCGCTGGTCCGTCAGCCACGCGAACAGGCTGGCCATGTCCATGCGCCCATTCGACAGCGCCACGGCCGGGGCCAGCAACGGTGCCACGGTCGACCATATCCGCTTCACCTCGGTCGGGGGCACGGCTGATACGATCCATGTCATCGGGCCCTTCTCGACAGGCGATCCGCCAATTCCTGCAGACGCTGCGCGCCAACCGCAGGATCACCTTCGCCGATGCCGACGACAGCCTCAACGGGGAAAACGAACTCCCCGTCGCTCAGCCGCGCCGGGTGGTGCGCCCCGGCCTGGTCGACGACAACCGCTGGAATAGCATCGTCTTTTGGGCCGCCCGGCCCGCGCACGACGCGCCCGCCCGCCGCGTAGCCGACAGGACCGCCCTCGGCGAGATGATTGTTGAGGAAGTACAGGAACTCGTTGTCGATACCCGGAACAAACCCGACGCCGGGGAACTGCTGCGTTCGGATCGGCGGGCGGTCGAACAACACCTGCGTATCAGGACCGGTGTAGCCCTCCGTTCGGTCGTCGATGCCGTTGTGATTGAGGTC